GCCCTCGTGATTGTACCTTTTATAGAACTCCGAAAACCCCGCGTAGCCCGCTTCCTTCAGGCGCGTATCAAGCGTGTCGGCAGACATGTCCAGGATGGCAGCACATTCCTCTGCCGTGCACTGGATGCGGACCAGCGTGCGGAGTTGCTCAAAGTTCACTTCTTTGATCTGGTCTTTAGCAGGCATGTTTTGCCTCCGGTGTTTGGAGCGTCCGGGTCGGTGTTGCACCGCCGCTGGAAGGCTGGACGCCTGCCGTGGCCTGCTTCGGACGCTTGGGGTAGGGTTTTGCCAGTGGCGCAATGCGTTCGCGCATTTCGGCGTCTAGGGGCATGAGGTAGCGGTGTTTGCCGGGTGTTTTCACAAGCTCGGCTGTTGGGTGAACATTAGCGCGAAGCCACGCTGTGTCGTTTTTCCAACCGTTCTGATGCAATATCCGCGCGTGCATTTGCTTGCCGCGCACAATGACAGCTCTATCTGGCGCTGATTTTCCAGCGTATATCCAGTTTCCGGCTTGATAAACGCCGCCATGATGACCTTGCACGGGATCCGCAAACGAAACCACCATCCGAACGCCGGGATTGGCAGCTTTCATCATCTTAAGCGCGATGGCCACAATTCTAGACACGGGCGCTACATGGTCGCGCAATGCAATGCGCACCAATTCCGCGACTTCGCCTTTACGTTTTAACCCGTATTTTTCGCCGCGTGTCGCGTTCGCTGCACCGATGCCGAACAAGACCACGCCTTTGAATGTTCCGCTTTCCCACACGCCAATGCGGCACGATGCGGACGGCAGATGGCCGGTGTAATGCCAGTTTTCGCAGGCATACTTGGACGCTTTGGATGTGGCCCAATCAATCCGCAGCGACATGTTCCACCGGATCGAATACGCACCCACATGATGGGCACTTGGCGTCGTTGCCTACCTTGTCCAAACGCCCTTGGTCATCCAATGAACCCGGCGCGAAGTCTGCACCATACATCAGGTCTTCAAGCATCTGCGGATCAAAGCCGACTAACGCAAGATCAAACCCTTCTGCTTTCAAATCCTGAAGTTCGCCCCCTAGCAGTGTTTTTTCCCAATCAGCATTTAACGCAAGTTGGTTATCCGCCAGGATGTAGGCCCGCTTCTGCGCGTCGGTCCAGCCGGTCGCAATCATGCAGGGTATGTCTTCAAGACCTAGCTTGCGCGCGGCAAGCACGCGGCCATGCCCTGCAATCAATCCACCCTCGGCATCAATCAACACCGGGTTCGTCCAACCCCATTCACGGATGCTTGCAGCAATCTGTGCGACTTGCGCGTCAGAGTGGGTGCGGGCGTTGCGGGCGTAGGGGATTAACGCAGATACCTTCCGGCGCTCTATGGCGTCAGCGGGCCATTTTACGCCGGGGGTCGGTGCGGCTTTTGCTTTGGCGCTAGCCATTAGCTTTCCGTGGCCGTTTCCAGTTGTGGCATTTCTGCAACACCGTTCATGAGCACAGCATCCGGCACCTCATCCCCCGAAAGGGCATACTTGCCAGCGTGTTCCTCGTGGTGTGCTTTCCATGCGGCTGCGGTCAGGACGGATTCAGCGTCACACGCTGCAAGCGGGTCTTCGATAACCACAATGGGTTCGTCAACGGTAATGCCATAACCGACTGTCAGGGTTCCTGCTGCTATGCCAGCGTAGTCTTCCAGCTTTCGGGGCACGATCACTTCTGACACGCCCCACTGATCAATAATCAGCCGGTGAGCGTCAAGCTTGGCCTGGATGCGGGCGCCAATTGCGGCGTCGAGATCGAGCAGGCGATTGCGAATGGCCTCTGCCTCTGACACGTCAGCGTCATGCTCGGCGCTTTCCAGCGCGGCAATGGCTTGGGCGAGCATCTGGTTAGCGGCTTTTAAGTCGGTCACGTTCGTCTCCGTTGAGATATTGTTCCAGCTTCTTTGCCGCCGCGATCACATCTTCAGGGCGACGATAGTCTAAATTCAGCGTCGCCGCAATCGAGAGCGCATGATAGCGTTGCGAATAGGCGTCGGGGATGATTGCGCGAAGGTTTGTCATGGCTCGCTAATCCTGCGATTTGCGGCTTGGGTCAACCACGCCCATCGGGACAGCGGTGCGATCGTAAGCGATGGCTTTCGGGGGTTGGACTTCCTGTGCCTGCCAGAACTTCCACCATGCTTTCTTTGCTGGCTTGGGCTTCTTCGCTTTCGTCACAGGCTTGATCTCCATTGTGCGTCTGCTTGCGGGATGACGCGCCTCGTGGCGTGCTTGCGGTCATGGCCGCAAAACCGGCAGACATGCCACTCGTCCCGGCGTTTGTTGCCGTGGCGGTCTATGTCAACGCGCATTTCAATGCGGTTGACGTGAGCGCCTCGGCGGCAGGTTTCCAGCTTCACTGCTCGCCCTCCTCGTAGAAATACGCATCCGTATCCCCGTAGCGGGCGCCATCCTCGGCCTCGACCTGGTAGTATTGCGTGCTGACGCGGAAGTCAGGCACGAGCGGCTCACTGGGCGTCAGGGACGTGTCGTAGACCCGGCAGCGGTTGTTTGGGTAAGCGGCGTATTGACCATTGGCCAGCTCGATTACGTTGTAAGCCTTGTGCTCGCTAGGCGTTTCAGACGTGCTGTAATCCACGCCATCAGGGTCAGCGTGGTAATTGTCCAACGTGCAGACGTAGGTTCCCTTGAGTGGCGAGTGCTGGCGCGGGCGGATTTCCCATGTCATCGAGGCGGTAAACTGCTTCACGACCGAGACCACGCCATAGTCAGAACAGTTCCAGAACTGCAATTCAGTCAGCGGCAGGTCCGGCGTGGGCGCCTCGGGGCTGGATACGAACGCGCTGATCGGCAACTTGTCGTAAACGGCTGCGTAGGTCGGCAGGTAGCATTCAAAATAGAACGCCCTGCCCGGTATGCTTTTCGCTGTCAGCGTGGTCGCGTAGGTATTCGCGGCGGACCCAAACCTGTTGGGCGGGGAGGTTGCAGATGAGGGTGCTCATGTGTCGTTCTCCACACAAACAAGGTGATAACCGCGCAGGCTACGCTCGCCGCCGCAATGGGCTGTCCGGTGGCCAGAACCCCATCCATGGTAATGCGTGGTGTAGCAATACGGGCAGAGGATTTCAGCCTGGCCTTTGACTTTTTTTGCAATGACGGACGGTGCGCCGACGCTGGACATCAGGTTTACCTCGGCATCGTAAACGGCTTTGAGTTGGGCAATCCAATCTTGCAGCAGGTCAAGGCGTTCCATCCCGTAGGCATCCTGAAAGCCCTTAAGGAATTTCAGGCTCCCGTCAGCGTCCCGGTTTCCGCGTAACGTTATATGCGAGGTCATGCTGCCACCTTCCTCTGGCTGGCCACGTATGCCGCGCGAATGTCTGCAAGCGAGGCGGTCACCGGGACGCCGTAGCGGAACTGTGCTGCCCTGCGGATGCCGTAGATGATCGTGGCATGGTGGCGTTTCAGCCTTTTGGCGAGAATAACCGTAGTCCAACCGCGTTCGCACATCAGGTCAAGCCAGACAGCGTGCCGGCCGGGGACGTAGCGGTGGTCCTTAGAGCGGGTCAGAACCCGGTCGAGGCTCAGGCCGTAACGGGCGCCGGTTTCGGTTATGGCGAGGTCGATCTTCTCGCGGGGGGTGGGTATGCGGGGGGTCATGTTTGTGTCCTTCTGTAGCTTGTCATGAGTTCATTGTTCCAATCCCATCCAGATTGACGGGGGATATGCACCGTCACTTCGATGCCCGTCGATGCGAGCCGGGAAGCAAGCGTGTAAGCCGCCGCCTGTCCTGCAAATTTCGGGTCATTGTCGCCAAATATTGCCACCTCAGTGCAACCCTCTGGCGGCGTCCAATTAGCCAGCCCGTGCGCGTTGATCGCAGCCCAGACCGGCATGTTGTAAAGCACAATGGCACTCAGGGCGGTCTCTATGCCCTCGGCTATCCCTAACGGCCCGCCTGTATAATCGCTCAGGCGCACCGCTGAGCCCTTCGGCACGGGGCCAGGCATCAGCTTGCGAGGACTAGCCATTTCAGCCTTGCCAGACCCGTCCGGCTTCAGGAACGTCCTGTGAAGCGTTACGTTTACCCCATCTGCCCCCTGAACCGTGGCAACCATGCAAGGGCGGACCTGGCCTTCGCCGTCACGCAGCTTCGGGGCAAACCGGAGCGTCTTAAAATACGTGTGTTCCTTCAAGCCCCGGCTGGTGAGGTAAAGGTCGGCTAAATCCCCGCGCTGTATCTTCACTGTCTGGCTGGCCACTTCCCGCAACGCGCTCAGGCGTTGGGCTTCTGACAGGTCAGCTTTAGGCTTGTCACCGTCCGGCTTGATGTTGCCCAGCATGGCGTCAATCTCCTTGGCCACTTCAGCAAAGGGCTTCGCGGTAAACCCCATTGCCAGCTTCATCCCGTCACCGGCCCCGCAACTGTTGCAGATATACGTTCCTTGACCTTCCTTGTTGTCCCAGCGGAAACGGTCCTTTCCCCCACACAACGGGCAGGGTCCATGTTTCGGAACCAGCACCTCAGCCGGAATGCCCAGCGTCAGGAGAATGCCCTTCCACTTACCCTTCGCCGCCTGCGAAGTGTTTACGTGCCATGATTGCATT